AAGTCAAGAAGAGAGAGGAGAGAGACAGGAAAGAGCATTTATTGAATTTGTTAATAGTGTAGAAGGAGTAAAAACTCTTGTAGGAAAGAATGGCGTAAAAATAGAAAATGTACTTTCAGCTGAAAAGGTAGAAAAGATGCCTGGATATAAGAAACAGCCCTATGCTGACATAGCGCTTAAGATCCAGAATGGACCTGATCATTTAATTTCTGCTAAAGGGACTTCCGCACCTTCGTTAGGAGGCGCAGGACTGGAAGGTATGACTTCTATGGGACCTGACGTTGTCTCGTTTGTTGAAACTTTTTACGAAAAAGCTTTCGATTTTTACAAGAAAGAATTCAACGCAAGTAACTTATCTTTCGATGATGATTTAAAATTGGTAGACGGCTTTAAAGACGTCAGTTTAAAAATACCCTTCGAAGTAATAACTCAGGTATTTAAAGGTACAAAAGAGATGGGTGGACCTATAGACAGCTATTACATAGGACCTATGGACACTGTAGCAGAAAAAATACAAGATAAAAACCTATACTTAAACGGGAAAATAATTTTGGTTGAAGAGTATGCTTCGTCAAAAGATTTTTACGCAGCTATAAGAAAAAGAGACGGCAGTTACTACTTTACAGATAAGTACTCCAAAGTAGGAAATTCTTTTGTTCCCGTAATATTTACCAATTCTCAAGGATCAGCAAGACAATCTAGATTTATCATAACAAATACTCCTAGAGGAACACTGTTAAAATAAGTTATGAGTCAACAAGAGATTAAGAAGGCGATAGCGCAAGAGTTTCTTCGATGCGCTAACGACCCGGAATACTTCATGAAGAAGTATTGCTATATACAGCACCCTACCCGTGGTCGTATTCTTTTCAACCTATATCCATTCCAGGGGAAGGTTCTGCATCTCTTCAAAGACCACCAGTATATAATTACTCTTAAGTCTAGACAGCTTGGTATATCTACTCTAGCAGCTGGGTATTCTCTTTGGTTAATGCTTTTCCACAAGGATAAGAACATTCTTGCTCTTGCTACTACTCAGGCTACAGCCAGAAACTTGGTAACAAAAGTACAATTTATGTATGATAATTTGCCAAAATGGCTTAAATTAAAGCATACAGAATACAACAAACTTAGCCTTAGACTTAAAAATGGATCTCGAATTAAAGCTGTATCTTCTAATTCTGACTCTGCACGATCTGAAGCAGTATCTCTCCTACTTATCGATGAGGCTGCTTTTATCGACAACATTGAAGAAACATTCGTTGCTGCACAACAGACCCTTGCTACAGGAGGTCAATGTCTGGCCCTTTCTACTCCTAATGGCGTAGGAAACTGGTTCCACCATACCTGGGAGAGAGCCGAAGTAAAAGAAAATAGCTTTCTACCCATAAGGCTTCCCTGGAACGTACACCCTGAAAGAGATCAATCCTGGAGAGATCAACAGGACTCGGACTTGGGAATTAGAATGGCTGCCCAGGAATGTGACTGCGACTTTCTATCGTCCGGTGACACTGTGTTCCTACCGGAGGATATGATACATTACGAAAGCACTCTAATTAGAGATCCTATAGAGAGAAGAGGGGTAGATGGTAATTTATGGATTTGGGAACAGGCCGATTATACTAAATCATATATGGTTGTTGCTGACGTAGCGAGAGGAGATTCTACCGACTACTCAGCCTTCCACGTGTTTGATATCGAAGAAGCCACACAGGTAGCAGAATATAAAGGAAAACTATCTCCAAAAGATTTCGGTAATGTTCTGGTGGCTATTGGATCAGAATTTAATGACGCCCTACTAGTAGTTGAAAATGCAAATATTGGGTGGGCTACTATAGAACAGATACTAGAAAGGGAGTATAGAAATCTCTACTACTCTCCAAGATCTGAACATGAAACTGTAGAGTCGTATATGTCCAAGTACGAAAACAATAGACTAGTGCCCGGCTTTACAATGTCTATGAGGACACGTCCTCTTGTTATTGCTAAGATGATGGAGTATATTAGAGAACGTTCCGTCACTATACTCTCCCAGAGGCTTCTCAATGAGATGAGAGTATTCATTTGGAAAAACGGCAAAGCACAAGCACAGACAAACTATAACGATGACCTTGTAATGTCTTTTGCTACCGGACTCTATGTAAGAGATACAGCATTGAGATTACGTCAACAGGGTATGGATTTAGCGAGAGCTCAACTCTCTTCGTTTTCTAGCCTAAATCAAAGAAATCCAACAGTTATGACAAGTGTTGGAAGACAACAAAATAATCCGTATATTGTAGAAACCGCCCATGGTACAGAAGATATCGGGTGGATACTTAAGTAGGACTATTTATATATAAAATTACCCATTAATGGCGGATCGATCACTATTCTCTAGGCTACAACGTCTCTTTTCGACCGATGTCGTTATCCGTAACGTAGGCGGTAACGAACTGAAAGTAGCAGATGTAAACCAGATTCAGACTACAGGCAAGTATCAGACCAATGCTCTGATCGACCGCTTTTCTCGCCTGTACATCTACAATAACAAGAACATCTTCAATCCTAACCTGAATTATCAGACCCTTAGGATTCAGCTCTACTCGGACTATGAAGCAATGGACACCGATCCGATTATTGCATCGGCTCTTGATATTATTGCAGACGAGGCTACTCTAAAAAATGATCAGAGAGAAGTTCTTTCTATCAAGTCTTCGGACGAAAACATTCAGAGAGTACTCTATAATCTTTTTTACGATGTTCTTAACATCGAGTTCAACCTCTGGTCTTGGACTCGCAACATGTGCAAGTACGGGGATTTCTTTCTCAAGCTAGAAATCTCTGAAAAATTTGGAGTATACAACGTTCTACCCTACACTGTCTACCACATGGTTAGACGAGAAGGTGAGGATCCAGGCGCACCTCAAAAAGTAACCTTTACGATCGACCCTGATGGTCTAGCATCACAGAACGATCCGAACTATATACCGAAATCCGACAAGAGAGTTATTCATCTCGATAACTACGAGGTAGCTCACTTCCGTCTTATCTCGGACACAAACTACCTACCCTACGGTAGATCCTACCTCGAGCCTGCCAGAAAAGTATTCAAGCAGATGACTCTAATGGAAGATGCAATGTTGATTCATCGCATCATGAGATCGCCTGAAAAGCGTATGTTCTACATCAACGTAGGAAACATTCCTCCTGCAGAGGTTGAGCAGTTCATGCAGAAAACGATCAACACGATGAAGAAAACACCGTACGTTGATCAGCAAACCGGCCAGTACAATCTACGCTTTAACCTCCAAAACATGTTGGAGGATTTCTATATTCCCGTCCGCGGTAATGACACAACAACTCGTATAGATACTACCAAGGGACTGGACTACGATGGCATACAGGACGTAGAGTACCTTCGCGATAAGATGTTTGCTGCTCTTAAGATTCCTAAAGCATATTTCGGATATGAAGGAGATCTACAAGGTAAAGCAACCCTTGCAGCAGAAGACATTCGCTTTGCAAGAACGGTAGAGCGCATTCAGAAAATTATGGAGAGTGAGCTAACTAAGATTGCATTAGTTCACCTCTATTCTCAAGGATTTACAGGTGAATCCCTTACTAACTTTGAGATTCATCTAACCGGTCCTTCTATTATTTTTGAGCAGGAAAAAGTTGCTCTCATGAAAGAGAAGATTGATTTAGCATCTCAGATGATAGATTCTAAACTATTCTCTACCGATTATATCTACGACAATCTATTTGATATGTCAGAAGATACTTACAATGAAATGAGAGACCTAGTAAGAGAGGATCATAAGAGAATTTTCCGACTTCTACAGATAGAGAATGAAGGAAACGATCCTGCAGAAAGTGGACGCTCATACGGAACCCCACATGATCTGGCCTCTATGTATGGACGTAGAACAGACCCAGGTACTCGACTTCCTCTAGGATATGATGAAAAGGATCCCGGTGGACGTCCTAGAGAGAAAATGTCCATTTACGGAACACAGGATGATCCTTTAGGAGGAAGAGACAGATTAGGTAGACATGGTATGCAAGGAGGATACCCAAGCGATAATGAAAATGTTAATGAAGCTACTAGAGCAGCAATAGTTTATCTTCAAAATAAGGATATCTTTGAAAGCAAGAAGTTGATTTTTGAAGCTGATAGAACTAAAGCTGAGGATGGACTCCTCGATGAATCTAATATTAAGGATTTAGAGGACTAGTACATATTTATTAGAGTAACACTATATTATGAAAATTAAACATTCAAAGTATCGCAATACAGGTCTAATCTTCGAATTGCTTGTTAAGCAAATCGCGGCCGATACTCTATCTAAGAAAGATTCCTCGGCTGTTAAGATCCTGAAAAAGTATTACTCTGGTAATTCATTTCTTGCCAAAGAGTATAAGCTCTATGAGTTTATAACCAAGAATACAGAGACTAAACAGAACAAAGCTGAGTCTATTGTTTCTACTATTCTAGAGGTTTCTAGAAAACTTGATAGAGCATCTCTGAAGAATCAGAAGTATGAGCTCATTAAGGACCTAAAAGAGAGCTACAACCTAGACGATTTCTTTTCTATCAAAGTAAGAGACTATAAAGCCTTAGCTGCTCTATACTGCCTAATGGAGGCACATAACTGCGACAGTTTGGTTGATCCGGACATTCTTGTTGAAAATAAGGTAACAGTTATGGAGCACCTAACCTCTAAGAACATCTCAGAAGATGATGCTAAGAATGCTTTGGTAGAGGAATTTTCGAAGTTTGATAAAGATTTACGACTTCTTACCTACAAGGTCCTTCTGGAAAAATTCAACAACAAGTACGCAGATCTTCTTCCGGAGCAGAAAAGAATTTTAAGAGAGTTCATTACATCCGTATCTTCCCAGACTAAACTACGTAAGATAGTTAACGAGGAATTAGAAAATATCAGCAAAATCATTGATGCTAAGAAAGACTTAGTAACAGACGATATTACAAGAATTAAGCTTGACGAGATACGTAAACTTGTTACCCCTTTGACAAACAAGGACA